CCCATTTCACCCTGCGGACCTTGCGGCCCCGTGTAGCCGGGGGGGCCGCTCAGGTCACCACAGTCAGACCACTGCGCACCAGTCCATACCCAAAGGTGGTTGGTGTCTTCGGTCACCCATGCATCATTCAGGTCCACGTCAAGCAGGGGCAGGTTCTCATAGCTGGGCACGTTGCCCAGCAACGTGAAGCCACTGCCCGGAGGGCCTATCTCACCCTGTTCACCTTGCGGTCCTTGCTGGCCCTCAGGCCCCATGGGTCCGCCTATGTCACCAATCTCAACGACAATCAGCGTTTCCGTCACCGCATCAACCACGATAGGTGACGGCTCCACGCTGATGTCTACTGCGGTGGCCTCCGTCTCAATGACCACCAGATCGGTGATAATCTTGTTCATGGCGTGCGGCGTATCCGGTTGCGCAGTTCAAGGGTCATGGGCGCAGTGGCCGCTCGCAATACCTCAGGTTCAGGCGGTATGAGGCTGTCAGTTACATCCATCACCACGGTCACCGTGCCCGCCAGCAACGTGTTGACGCTACCGACGGGGAAAGTCAGCTGAAGATCCCACACCAGACTGCCCACCGGCAGGCTGGTGCTGACCGTAGGGTTCAGCGTCATTTCAATGAAGTTGGGCAGCACCACCTCACAGTCCATGATGAATATCTGGTCACCACCGGCCTTGTTCCTGATTTCCGCCTTGGGCACCACATCCGTCAGGTCCATGGGTACGGTCTTGGCCTCATCAGTCCAGAACTTGAACTGCCAGTGATAGCTGTCGCCGTGGTAGATGTTGAGCGGATAGTCACCGGGCATGCTCATGGCTGCACCTCATCTTCCTCAGGCGGCGGCAGGTCATCCGGGGGTTCTATTTCCTCGGGGGCAAACAACTCATCAAGCTCAGCCTGACTTACCGGACCATACTCATCCGTGCCGGTACCCTCACTAAGGTCAAGAGCGAGCGGCACTTCTGTTCCCCCAGCAACATCATCCTGCTCGGGTACTGCCGCAGCTTCTTCCTCAGCCACCAACTCTTGTTCCTCCTCAGCGGTTCGCTCCTCCGATGCAATGCGGCCACGCTGAAGATTGTTGTACAGGGTTTCATAGCTGATGACCTTGTTCATCCACAGTTCTGTCATCTTGTTGGCCTCTTCGGCAGTCATGTCACTGTCAAGGAAGCCAAGGTTAGGCTTTACGATGATCTCTTCAGGGTCTTCACCCACCAGCAACGCGCAATAGCGCAGCACCTTCTCAAGCGCCGCCGCGCTGGTCTGCGCCACGCTGACCAGCGTTGCGCTGCCCGCGCGCGCCCGTATGCGCAGGGCTTCACCGCTCTCCGCTGCCTTCTTGTCACCCACCGCGAACATACGGCTGCCAGCCTCAGCGGCGTTGGCGCGCTCATCCTCAATGGCCACCTTGTGGGCGGCTATGCCCGCGCCGCTTGGTCCCACATACTTGGCATCACCACCCTCAGGGATGGCCACGCCCACGCCAGCGCCCACGTAGTCGGGCATGTCTTCCTTGGCCAGACCGATATAGAACAGGGTTTCCTGCCCGCTCATGAACAGCTGGTGCCGGTAGTCGGCATCCAACCGGTAGATGGCAAAGGCCGCCCGCGTCACGCCTATCAGGGGTATCTGGTCCGGGGGCAGGCTCAGGTCGCGGCTGCCAGCCACCACCAAGGGCACCTCAGCCAATGGCTCACCACCACGCGCCTGCGGCACCACCACAGCGGTGGCAACGCCCTCTGACACGTCCTGTTCCGTGATGTCAGTGTCCTCAGGTAGCGGGTCACCGTCCTCATCAAGCACCGTTACTTGATAAGTCTCGTCCAATACTTCCAGCACCCGGTAGCGTTTCTTACCGTTCCATGAAAAGCCGTTGCGGACACGGTAGTCTTCCTCAAGCACAAAGAAATTGCGGCTTTCAGACCAGTTGATCAGGCTTTCGGCCTTGTAGAAGGCTATCCACGGCAGTTCACCACCCTCAGGCGGCAGGTCGGCCAACAGCGCCACCCGGCCCACCGTCAGTATCTCCTCGGTGATCTTGCGGTGCAGCGCCTCCAGCGTCAAACCGTCAGGCGTGGCGCTTTCCCACATGCCTTCAAGGCCAGAGCCTTCCTCAAGGCCCTCAATCTGCGCCTCTGACTGATGGATGATGCCCAGCATACCCTGAATGGTGGGAGCCACCAGATCAGGGTACTGCGCCCGCATCTTGTACGCATCGTACATGCTCTGCGGATTGACGCTGCCGTTGAAGCCGCTGGGCATGGGCAGGTAGGTGGTCGCCTTGCCCTTGACCGTGGTGCTGCCCGCCACCGCGTCACGGCACTCTTCCCAGTCCTGCCAGATAATGGCAAGGTCTGGGTGATGCTCCTTGACATCACCGATCAGCTGCCGTGGTTCATCGTTGGCGGGCTTCAGCTTGGTTGCGCTCTTGGCCATCTAATGATGCCCTCCCTTCAGGGCCACGGCCCCGCCTCTGGCACTCTTGCCGAACATCAGGTCCGTAATGGCCCACACCGCCGCGTCCAGCCTGTCCGGGGAACCCACCCCTTCATAGCCTCGCTGCGTCATGTAGATCATCTGGTCCTCTAGCTTGCTCAGGCTCTGTCCGTAAACATGGCGCACCCTGCCTTGCTCATAGAGCGCTGCGATGGGCTCAGCACGCACGGCTTTGCCCCGGCTTGCATGTACTGGCCTGTAAGGCACTCGCCGGTCAACGGTGCGTATGGTATGCTCCACCATGGCCCCGCCGAAATTGGCCTCACCCACGATCATGTCACCGTCGTTGTTTTGATAGGTCTGCACCACCCGCCGCGCCCAGTCGGCTGGCCCCCAGTTCACGGTGGCGTCCTCCATCACGTAGATTATGCCGTCATCACCGAGGCCCGCACACACGATGCCCACGTCATCACCCACCTCACCGTCATGATCCCCGGCTGCCTCATACTGGCTCTTGCGGCGCATGTCGATGGTGCCGCTGGTGCCGCTGGGGTCAACGCCCACCACCACACGGCGCATGTCAGGCAGGTCCTCGTCCTTGTGCATGCCCGCCGCCGTGGGGTTGGTGTGGCTGCGCATCTCCAGCATTTTGCGGGTCCACAGTGCACCGGGCACATCGTCCAACACCTCAGCATGCAGTTCCTGCCTGCCCAGCCTAGTGCCTTCATAGCGCGTCTCCATCTTGGTGATGAAGGCGGTACTGAGGTTCTGGTAATTCTCGTATGTGCTGCCGCGCGTCACATAGGTGTCCGCGCTGTCAAGCAACTCACGAATGACCGGTATGGGTCGTGGGGTTGTGGTGACAAGCTGCTTGGGGTGATCACCGATACGTAGCCCGAACTGTAGCATGTCCCATGTTTCTTGGGCATAGCGCCACTTGGCCAGCTCGTCTGACCAAGCGGCCTCATGCTCAGGGCCGCGCAGCTGTTCAGGGTCATCGGCACTGTAGGTGTGGGCCACGGCTCCATTGGGCCATTCAAGTCGCCGTAGGCTGGGCTTGTAAATGGGGCGAAACTCAGGGGGATGGCACCGTAGTATGCCACCTGCGGACTGAACCATAACGTCACGTGCATCTGCCGCCGTCTCCGCTACCAGTGCCATGTGCCCGCAGCGCCCGCGCGCCAACGGCGTGTCACCGCACATCATGGCGCGCACCCACTCGCTGCCCATGCGGGTCTTGCCATAGCCTCTGCCCGCCATGGCCAGCCACACGCCCCAATCACCGGGTGGCTCCTGCTGTGAAGGGCGGCCCCAGAAGGACCAATCAAACTCCAATACTTTCAGTTCCTCAGGACTCAGGCCCATGAGGAAGATTTCCTGCTCGTGGGCAGGGAGTTCTTCTATCATTCGTGATGCTAGGGCGACGTTTGCGTCCAAGGTGCCTCACCCAAAGGGCGGGCCGCCCAGTCGCTGCACCTTAGGACAAATGCGCGTGGTGGGCGGCCCTTGGATGCGTCAAGCCTGCACGCTTGAGAATGCACCCTCGTACCTAACCTACATTCCAACACCCTGCCTGTAAATGGCCCGCTTTACTTCATTGACAGGCGATAATACTATGCGACTCATGAAAAGCGAAATCACCCTGACTATATTCCGCATGCCAGATAGTGAGGCGACCGGAGGAACCCTGCGCGTCAGCCATGTGCTGTGCATAGGCACGACGCCCTTGCTCAGGGCCTATGAGGACAGACCATGGACCCCGTGGTCACCTGAGGTGGAATGGCCTGAGGACATGTGGTCACTCGCCCTGTCATTGGAAAAGGCTCTGGACGTGCGCTGCAACTACCGTGACGTTCGTGGTGAGGTGGCACTGCCCCCTGTCAGGGCCAGCACCATCAGGCTCAACGGCACGGGCATCCGGCTGGTGACATGAGGGTGACCGGCCTTGCAGCCGGTCCGGGCCAGAGGCTTGCCTTTAACGCCCATCACCTTAAACGAAGGTCCGGCTACCTAAACTTTTGGGGAGCTTGGGCGGGGTCCTTCATCTAGGTGATTTACGCCAGTGCACCGTGATGTGGCACTGGTCAAGATCATTCCGTTCCTTGTTCACTGACACCAGCATATTGCACAACTCACCGATGGCATGTGGTCCGTCCCATGGGCGCTCCAGAAGTCCAAGCAGGCGGCCCTTGGGCGTGTGTATCGCCACCTTGATTATGTAGGTAGCGGCAGCTTCAGCTTCCTCAACTCCTCCAGCAGGTTCTTGCGGGCCTCCTTGAGGTAGTCGGTCTGTGGCATTTCCGTGTATCCCAACAACACGCTGTTCAGCAGGGCTATCAGCCATAGCTCAGCCGCTGCCAGCAATCGTTCCTCATTTACCATCCCGGTACAACGGTGAACGCCTTGGCGGTGGCAATGACCGTAGTGGGTGCGGCGTTGTCCGGCACGGGGAGCAGGTTCTTGAC